CTAGGCTTTACAACTCAACCGAAATTGAGACCATGGTGACTGTACCACTCATGGTTTTATTCTTTATACAATAATACATCTATACAGGTGTTGGCTCTGCCGTTGAAAAATCAAGCGTAGGGCAACACAAAAAATGCAAACATGTAAAATCTGGACCTGCTGACACTTCAGATTGAAGAGAAGAACTCAACGATGTATTGGGGTCGACAGCAGCAACTCGCTTTAGCAACATTTGAAGCACTACCGTCTGCACATCAGTACCATCCGTAGATGAACCAGCTGTGTAGATGGTAGGATCAACCAAAGAAAAGTTAAAATTATTATAATCAGGGAAATTGAACATCAAAGAACCACACGTACGTGTGGCAGTGATACCCATGCCAGCCAAACCATCACGATAATAGTAGTTACGATTCAAGTAACTTGCTTTAAGTGATGTAGTTGGAGCATACCCCGTATTAGCAACAACATTGATATATCGCTGTGCAGTAGGTGCAGCATTAGGATCAGTCGCGCGGACTGCCCTAAAGTCATCTAGAGAGCCATATAAATCAGTTGAAGGTGTTACAATATAATTAACGCTTCCACGATAACCCAAAAACATTCCACTAACATATGCAATATGAGGCATAGTGTTAAAAATGAATGGGTTGTTGCCAGCGGCTGCTACTACGTTATTCGCAGAAGTTGCCGTCCAGGCTGGATCATAACCAGGTGTGTAAGGCATACGCTTGTATGCCTTACGCACGATGTTAAAAAATCCTGCTGTTGCTGAGGGCATTGGTGTTGTTTCGAAAACATGTGCACGATGCAACAAGTTTCGAAGCGAACCAACACACTCGCCAAAGTTGAGACCGTATCGTTCCGGTAATGTCATTGATTGATTACCAATGACAATTTTATCCGGTGTGATGTTGGTCACATCATTAGCTTGGAGTGCAAAAAAGCTAGGGACAAAATTGGAATTATCAGGTCCAATATGTCCACTAGGATTTGCGTACTCAAAGTTATCACCACCTCTCACATAAAAGAGGAGATTAATAGTGCTAGTGGCTGGAGCTGTCAAAGCATTCAAAACACGAACCGTA